GCTGCTTCCTTCGCCCGAGCGCGGAAGGCTTCTTCATAATCCTCTCCCATGTCGCTGTAAATCTGCCCAGCGGTTTTGAGTCCCGCCTTCCACAAAGCAATGTCGGCATTGGCTTCGCGGCCATAATCAATCGATACTTTCGCAGGCCAGCACCAGCGGCCATCAAGAAGGAATTCGTTGTCGGGAAGCAGGCCGCGAGATTGCGCATCGAGTAAGATAATATTTTTTATCCTATCAAGGAACTGTGATTCCAAGAGCCTGCGCCAACGCGCAAATGTGCGCTCGGCCATCGCAGCCTCCATGCGGGCCATCGGGCCGGACTTGTCAGCATCGAATGCGAAGCCGTAGGGCAAGCCAACCGACATACAAATGTGCGATTGAACGAGACGCACGAACTCTCCGAACGCTCCGCCTGGGCGATCGCTTTTGAACATCTCCATTTTCTCGCCGGGAGAGAGATAGTTGATTGCACCGGGATCGATGTTGGAAAGTTTTTCAGTCTGGCCGAGATCGTTCTGGTTACTGGTGGCGAAGTAGTCGGCAGCGTCGGCGCTGCCATTCTCCGTCACGATCACGCCCGTTTGATACGAAGCATATTTGATCGCTTGAATCTCGGCCTTCAGAGCTTCCTGCAAGTCGCGAGCCGCGTTGAGTGCGGTAGCGAATGCCGAGCGGCCACGGTATTCATCAAGGCGCGTAGCATCGAAAAGATGAATAAACTCTGCGGCGGGGATATCGGTTGGCTCGATGTATTGGTTGCTAATCGTTCTAACGAATATTTGGAATTTATCCGGTCTACCGTATTCGTCCAACATGATGCCGCCGATGTAGGTATCCGAATCAATCAGGCGATTGTATGGCGAACCGATGCGATCGGCTTCAACGGATTGCAACTTAAGCTCGCCTTTGTCGCGAACGATGATAAACCCACAATCGCCATCGCGCAGGATCGCCATGACAGCGAGTTGCAAGAGCGTGACAAAATCATGCCTGCGAAGGAAATCGCAACTCTTGCACCAGTTGCGCCAGTAGCGTTCAACCTGCTCGTCAACATCCTTGTCGCCCGTGCGAGCTTGGTAGGTGAGCCGCCCCGAAACATAGGTGGAAAATTTGAGAAGGAGTGAGCGAACTGGCGGGAAATTATCTGCGAGATCGCGAGCAGCGCGGATGAGCTTGTAGCGTTCGGCGGTTCCTGCGGTGTCTTCCGCGCCAGAGATATTGCGAGAGATTCCGCGCTTGGTGCTTTCGAGCGCAGAATCAAAGCGCCCGAAGTTGCGGAGCCGCTCTTGGCTGATCATTCGCGACATCGCCGCCTTAGGCGAAACAACCGCAAGTGCTTTAGTGATGAAATCTTGCTTCATGGGTATTGTGTCGGGAATGCTGTAACAACTCTTTTTACCCTAGTTCCCCGCGCGTTGTCAATGGCGGCTTGGAGTTCCTTGATCGTTTGCGCGACTTCGCCAAGATTGGCGCGGGTGAACGAGCGGCCTGCGATGCTGTAACTTGCGCCTGCCACGGCGATTGCTTCCAAGCAGGCGATGAACTGCGTTTGCAAACTTTGCAGCGTGGCGAGCGGCAGGCCGAAATACGATTTGGAAAGTGCCATTGTTTGGGCGGTTGTGTCAAATGCGATCGGGCGCGCCTAGTCGTTTCCTTTCAAAATAACCGCAAAGCCCAATCCAAATATTACAAGAAAAATTGTTATGGTATTTAACATTTCAGGCGTCATATTTTTATTTCCTTGATTTTAACTGGTCAAGTTCGGCGCGGAGTTTTGCGCCATCGCGTTCACACGGACCATCGTAATATGCTAAAGCTAAATCGATCGCCCTCTCCGCGATGTCGCGGAGCTTGTTGCACTCCGCCCGAAAGAGTTCAATTTGCTCGTCATAATCGCGGCTTGCTCGACTAATTATTTCTCTTAAACGGGCGTTTATCTCCTGCGCCGCGTTGCGCTCGCGTTCAAGGCGGCGGGCGAAGTCCACGCCGACTCTACCTGTCCCGAATTGGGCGTCATCTGTATCCGGTGTATCACTCATTTCTCTTCCTCCCATTTTCCGATTGCCCGCAGAAACGCCTGTGCTCGCTGTCTGGCGGTGGCTTTAATCAGCCTATTGGCTATCGACCATGTAATGGTATGGTCTTCATATTGATCCTCAAGTGGTATCAGTTGGTGGTAAAGGACCACAGAAAACCTGAAGTCATTGCCAAGCGTTTTCTCCGCTTCGCGCATCGCGTTGAGGTCGTTGCAGTAGTCTGGGATTGCATATCCTCCCCTGCCGAGAGTCCCGCTGCATAGCACTTCGCTATCCATTCCGGTGCCTTCAGCAATTACACGCAAAGCGATATCTTTGTGACCAAGCGCTTCGGCGATGGCGATATTGATTTGCTCGTCGCTCATTTCGCGTTATTCATATCGCGTTTCGCGAAGGATTTTGCAATGCGGGAGGGAAGATTTGAATATCTTGCCGGAAAGGCGAGAATCCACTCTTCAACAGTTTTGATTTGCTTGAAGCGTGAGCTTGTGAATTTTGTTCCTTCGGTTGTTGTGATCGTTTTCATTTTTAAGTTTTCTATTTTGTTTTCTCTCGTCGGGCGTCTTGCCCTTCGATGCGTAAAGATTCTCTCATTCCCGCCGACATGTAAACAAAAAAATTCCAGAAAAAATTGATTCGTTCAAAAGCCCTATTCATGCGGATTCGCCAACCGGCAACACCCCGGCGAGCATGGCCGATGCGAGCGCGATACACTCGCAATCCCAAAGATGGTTTGGCCGGCCGCCGATCTTTACCCAGCGAGCTTCCACCTGTTTCGTCTTCGCGTTCACGATGTCTTTTTTCATCTCGCTCAACATATGCTTGCGGTAATCTTCCGAGACATCTCTCGGCACTTCCCACTTTGGCGCGGCTCCAGGTTGGCGCAAGCTGGCGAGCTTATCCTTGATGCCCTCGTTAGAATAAAAGAAATAAAACGCGCGAAGGTTGTCTGAACCGGCAACCGCCGTCTCGATCTTGGAAACAAATTTCTTGACGCGCCTGCCGCCATCCATGTGGTAGAAACCATCCTGCCCCGAGCCATGCGATGCCGTCCAACCATTGCGAGCGCATCGCTCGTAAACAAGCGCAGTATCGAAGCCAGCATCCACCACCACTGCGCGAGGATGAATCTGATATTGCAATGCCATTGCCTCGATCATTTCCCAAGTTAACAGCTTTGCTTCCGCCAAGAGCATCGATGAGCCGTCAGTTCTGAAGGCGCGAATAATTGCAAAGTAGTGATCACGCTGAACATCGATACAGAGAAACCGCCGATGCTCACCATCGATCTTTTGCCCGTCAATAAAATCGGCCTTCGCATAATCGCCGACGCTGATCTCCGGCAGACTCGACACGACTTCATCCTGCCACACCTGCGCCTTGCGTTTTTGCACGAATTGCTTGAGCGGTTCCAGATTCCCGGCGTGTTTACTCTCCTGCGCTTCGATCCACTCGCGAACGATGCTAAACCAAGGAATCCACCAGACGGCGTAAGCCGGAAACTCAAACGATCGATGCCCACGAATCGGGTGCGGGTTGAGTTGTTTGTAACTGGCGGAAGATGACAGTTGCCTGCGAACCGCCGCCGTGTCTTTGTATTGAGCGTGACACGCGGGACACTCCATGCGGATCGAGTCTTGCACCTTGTCCCAGAGAATCTCGCCGGTTTCGTTTTTCGCGACATCATACTTGATGTCATCGAATGTGTAACGGTTCCACTCCCCGCATTTGCACTCCCAGCCCCACACTTCCCGCGTGCCGCTCTCCCACTCGGCATCTGCTTCGTGGCCGCTGTCCCAGCCCTGCGAGACAAGGATCGTCTTGCGGTTCCAGCGATCGTGATGCCTTGCCTTCAGTTCGCGGATCATCCCGTGCTTCCACCGCCACACCTCATCACCGATGCAATAGCGCATGGATTTCTCTTGAAGGTTCGTCATGTTTGCGCCGCCAGCGAAAAGAACCATGTGAGGAAAGAAGATCGTCGTCTTGCGCATCGCGTGGCGATCTTCGGGAAACAATTCTCTCACAGGCGCGCACTCACGGAATATCGGGAGCAGGCGCGATTCTGTCCAATCCTTCACCATATCGTCTGTCTGGCCGACGAAAAGCGTAGGCCCGGGCTTCTGAGCGACGATGAAACAGGCCAAGGCTTCCATCAT